TGAAGTTTCTTACGCATAAAGTTGTCTAGATCAGTCCAGTTTTCGATCTTGTTGCCCATGGACATGGCTTCCAAGATACCTTCAAAGATCTTTTCGTTTTCAGACTTACCAATAAATTGGATAGCCATATTGATTTGATCCCTGGTCGTATTTTCAATAGTCTCAAATGCTTGCTTACGTGCAGCATCATCACCTAACTTTTGGACAAGCTGCAGTCTGCGACCAGACTCACTCCACATGTATCTTTTCTTTTTAACCTCAGTCAATCCAATGACAAGTCGATCAGCAATTGTTTTCATTGGACCGTCAACGTCAAAGACATCAACGACATCCTTCATCTCCAAAGCACCTTGAGCAAGGTCACGGAGTTGTTTAAACAATGCAGAGTTAATCAGATCACCAGCCACCATGGCTTCTGCTGACCAAATTTCGTCATAGGTATCGCCAGTAACGACACGATCTTTGAGCATGGATTCAATGGGTTCCCAAAACTCGTCTGAAGACATGCCATCAACATTCCTACCCATGACTTCTTGAAATCGTTGGTAAGATTGACTAAACACCTGACGAGGTGTGAGTTTTTTCTTTTTCATATCTCGGACTGCGTTTTGGTAACGCACGTCACCAAGAATTTCCCTGGCTTTTTCAGCCATGACTTTTTCAGTCATGCCATTTTCGCGTGACATCCGTTCAGCTTGAGCTGCAGTAAACGGTGAGTCAGTAGAACCTTTACCAGCAGTAGGTTCAGTATCAATCTTGTTTGCTTGGTTATGAATGTCGTAAGGTTTTCCAGTCGAATTAGGAGAGCCCTGCCAAGGATCAGCAATGGGCTTGTTCATGTGAGCCCTGAATTTGACTACAGGTTTTTGAGGTGTAGCAGTACCAGGTAGTGCAGCTTGGTCAGTAATGTCACGTACTTGTACAAGTTCTATAGCCTCGTCATATTCCCGTTTTCCTTGCTCGACAATCTGATCAGTGACATTTTGATTACGGGCGATAGCCATCTCAGCACCCTTTTCGCCAAACAGTTTGCCAGCCAATTTGTCGAAGGTTCCGGCCATACCCATCTCTTCCACCATGTGCTTAAACTTTTTAAGAAGAGGATGGTCAGTATCTTTAGTAGCTAGTGCTCCAAGAATGTAAGCAAATTCTGGACGCGCTTTAACAATCTTCCCACTGAGGTTATGGTCGTCATGCTGTTTGGAAAGTAGAGCAGCTAGAGCAGCAGAAGTCATTCCTACCCCTGTAGCACCTAAGCCAACGATTGCACCTCCAGTACCTACTACAAGGCCAGCTCCATAGCTGCCATAGTGAGAAGCCTGTTCTACCAAGCTTCCCCACCAAGTACGAACCATTGGGTTAGGGCGGTCAGCCATTGGGTCCCAATCAGGCTTGTATTTGTCATCTCCAATATCAATGCCACGTGCTGCATCAGTCAGACGCTCTGGAGCAGTGACAGCTCCATCAACTGCATCCAGACCACCTTTAGCAATAGCATTGCGTAGTTCGACAAGATTTTCTCCAAGACCAAACTCTTTAGGATCTTTGAGTTGCTGATTGTATTCAGCAGCTTCAAGTGGAATACCAGGTTTGACTGGTGTAAATCCTTCAGGTAATTCGTCCGGCAGGTCAACACCTTCTGGAATTTTTACATTTGGCTCTGATTGTTTTTTGAAACCAAAACTTTCTCTAAGACTTTCTTCTGCTTCTTCCCTGGGTACTGGATTTTCAGCAGCCAACTTAGAGATTCTTTCACGTTCTTTAGCAAGCGCAAGTTCACGTTGTTTTTTCTTTTCTTCCTCTTCTAGTCCTTCACGATAGACTTCTGAATCCTTATAGTTATGAGGATTTTCAAAATAGTATTCAGGCATAACTCAATTGGTAACTCCTGGCATCAGTACATTTGGCTGTAGATACGGTTCACTCCTGATAATATTTAACATACGTTGGAGTTTTACAGGATCTTCAAACTTAAGACCTCTCCATTCATTAATTAGTCCTTGAACACTGTTTTGACCAGGCCAAGAGATGCGTTGTTTTGCTCGTTCAATCGCAAACCTATCCTGAGTCTGTGCGTCAAAAATAGTAGTTTCGTCAACGACACCTTGCGCTTTTAACCTATTAAAAGTTTCTCTCAATGTATCAGGTATAAATTGGTATCTACCAGCAGCAAAGATCTTCCGCTCGCTGCCCAACTGCATTAAAGTGCCAAGGGATAGCGTAGAAATTGGAGCGCCATACCTACCGTCCTCTGCACTGTTGCCAGAACCGTAAGCAGTGTAACCGTCATCAGCACCGCCTAAGTTATATGCATCGTATTCGCCATAGCCAGATGATTCACGTCCTGCAATAGTATCGAGGAACCAACGCACATCACCACCTTGAGAAGTTGCATTAGCAGCAGCTCTAAAGGATCTCGAACCAGTGTTGTACTCTCTAAGTAGTTTTTGTATATCAGGAGATAGGTTATCAACAACCTCTTCAGCCGCAGGTTTCATTAAACCTTCAGTATCACCAGCAACTTTTAGCTGAGCGTCAGCATAATCCCAAGCACTAAGTTTAGAACCTATGGCTAGAGCCTTATAGTATTCAGGCATCTGACCTTGACCAGTGCGTTTAAATTCTCGTAGCTCTTCAAGGTACGGTTCACTGTTAGGGAGTAATGAGGTTTTATATGCATCAGGGTTAGCAGCCAATGTATTTCTAGCTTGACGCACTGCATTAGCTCTATCTGGGTCTCCTTGAGGAACAGGTAGAGGTACTGTATAAGTTCTTACTCCAATTTGATTAAGTACATCTTGTTTAGCTAGCTGTAAAGCATCAGCAGGAGTGTATGCACCACTCTTAGTAAGGTCGTTAAACTTTTTCCGCAAGGCGGCTTGAGCACGCTGTCTACGAGAAGCAAGCTCTACAAGCTTCATGTTTGGTTTTACTTTGCCATCTTCGTTGTAATATTGCTCCTTTAATGTTTCTTCAATTATTTCATCTGCATCCCTAAAATAACCATCACCCTCTTTAGCAACTCCTGCATCAGCAGAAACCTGCGGTCCAAACTCTCCTTGAATGGTCCCGCTAAACATAGCAACATCAGGAGCAGTGATGTAACCACGTGATGCTCTAAGTGCATTTAGGTATGTCCGAGCATTGTCGTCGTCAAGATCTTCTTGAGTTTCTATATTTTTGACAATCCGTTGGGCTATATCAAAATCGATAAAGTTGGGATCATCCGGATCAGTGGGTAGCTCAGCGATGGCAGCATTGAGTTCACCTTGAGTAATAGGATTACCTGCTTCTGCTCGTCCTCTCGCTAATTCTTGTACTTGTCGTTCAAATGCTGTTGCATTTCTCTGGATTAATGCTTCGCGGGCCTCATAGTCAGCTTGAGCTTGGTCTTCAAATATCTGACCTAAACCATCAAAGTCCCGCGCAAATACTTTCCCAATGGGTTTACTTTCGCCGTCAGCCCTGTCAGTAATAGGAGTAAGCCGCATGTTGTTAACATCGGCTTGGGTAATAACTTTTTCACGTGCTAGTTTTTCTAATAATGTTTTTCCTTCTAATCGAGTGATATTGCGAGAATCAAGCTCTCTTTTGTAAACCTCACCAAAGAAAGGAGTGCCTGCAGAAGCTCGAATACGATCTAGTGCATCATCTTTTCTTTCTTGTTTGTTGATCTTTTCACGCTCAGTATTCCACTCAATAGCAGACATCTGAAGATTCTGTCTTAGCTGTGGAAACACATACTTTTGTGCGACTTGAGGATTAAGACCAGGAAATTGAGAAAGATACCTTTTGGTAAATTTGTCCATCCAAAGCTGGAAGTCCTCTGGTTCTTTTAGATCGGAATACGCAAGAATGCGTGTACTGCCATCGGAATCTTTGATGGTAACCGACATGTTCTTTTGAGCAAAGGACATCATCGTCGGCAACATGTTTACGTTGTTTTGAATTTGACCAACGTAACGTCCGTATTCTCTCCATGAACCTGCACGACGTACTTGATCAGCAACGATGCTATGACCGTCACTGGCTTCAATTTTGTCGGCAGTCTTGTTTATTACTGAAGTAGAATCTACAAGCTCTTGTTCTGCAAATGTTGTAAGTGCAATACCAGTATCATCATCATCACTATAAAAGGCGTCTACGATACCGGCCTGCATTTCTGCTTCATTATCCTTTTTCTTTTGTTCAATAAGTGAGTCCATAAGGGTCCCACTAAAAGAAGCTAATGAATCAAGGACTCTTTCACGCTCAGCGGTTTGAGCGGAAGCGTAATTAACACTGACTTGATCATCCTGATCAGCTTGACCAAACACAGAAGCCATAGCTTCTTCTTGCTGTCGAACAATATTGTCAAACTGGGCTTCGTAATCAGGTACTTGTAATGGGTTAAAAGATGATGTCATTAATAAACCTCAGTAAGACCGCCACCAGCGCCTGGCACCTTGAACGGTGGGACAACTGTATTAGAAGTAATACCCGTATTGATTCCAAGCTGGCTGAGATTGCCGCCAGGTACACCACCAATCATGGGTGGTTTTAAAGCATTCTGAGTATTTACTACATTCAAAGCCGTTTCTCCTAGCCCAGTAACAAGATCAAATAGCTTGTTTTGAGGAGGTGCTACAGCAGGTGTGTAGTCCTGAATGTATTGCTGATAAATAGGATCAACAGCTGCAGAAGCTTTAACCCTTGACGCTTGATTTTGTGCTGTAAAGCTGTCAAGATAACCACTAGTAATTAGATCATCTCTGCTTCTCATCAGCATATTTCTACGCATTGCATTGGTTCTACCCAGCTCTGCTAAGCGTGCTGAATCAAGATTCATCTGACCACTACGAGAACCAGTCATACCACGGAACATTTGAACAGCGTCACGTTGATTTTGCATAAGTGAATCACTGACAAGTCGATCCATTTGTAGTTGTCGGTTAGCTTTTATTTGATCTTGGCTAGTGCGTATAGCTTGTAGTTGGGCAGGAACGTTTGCACGTTGCCGCAACGACTTAGCTCTAATAGAAAGATTATTAAAATGTGTACGTTGGTTTGCACGGTTGATTGAATTTACACGTGCTACGTTTGCAGCATGTGCAGCTTTATTGCCACTATTATCAAACAAACCAGCTACTGACTTAACAGCTCCAAGTCCTAATGTCGCCCAACTCAATGGCTCTAACATTTTTTAAATAAAATAAAGGGTAATTGTTTGGGACCAAATTGAATCTCTTCAACAAAGGTAAACCCCAGATATTTCAGCAACCTAAGGTGTGCTGTATTGCGTTTGTCTACATAGTTCCACAGTAGTTTCTCTGTTCTGCTGTCTATAAAGCGTTTAGCCTGCCTAGCAAACAGAACAGGGAAGTCATGGATAGCTGGAGTACAAAGCATCCATATAGCTCCGTTGTCACCTATCCCAGCTAGTCCGGCAGTCCTGCCGTCAGGTACTGTGAAATATATGCAGAAGCCTTTCAAAGCTTCTTTAGGTATCGCATCTATAGGATCTACCCCATACCCATCAACTACCTCTCTATGGTCTTCTGGCCGTAGATTAGAGGCCACCTCAACGGCAGCCTCATATGTAATTGGGTGTATAAATCTAGATCCGCTTGTAGAAGTTGTTTGTGTATTCTCCTTCCCAAGACATGGATTGCAGGGTTGCGGGAGAGGGGTGGGTTGATTTAAGGACGACATTTACATTGGTATTACGCTCATAAACAGGTACTGTTCTGAAACTATCCTCAACGTATGGTGCGGTGTTGGCGCTATAGCCATTCATCAAAGATGATTCATGCTTATCTACGTAGTCAGATTTACCAGTACGTTTGAGAGTTGTCCAAAATTCACCAACAGGACCGAAGTTAAACTTCAGCCGTTGAAGGATCAACGCACCAGAGGTGTCTGAAACGACACGTTGGTCTGCTGTTTTAGTTGGGAAGATGGTTGGCAACTCCACACTCATCTCATACAAATAACCAACCGTGATGGGTTGTGCTGTCCAGTCACCTGTAAGAGAAACAGTTTGACCACCAGAGTCATACTCAGTGGATGCTCCACCAAGTAAATTCAGCATTGTCGTACCAGCCTCAAGGTCATACACAGTGGCACCCTCAAGGTCAGCAGTATTTAGATCGATGAACTCAGCATTAATATCGTCATTGACATCAATGAGAAGGGTCTCACCTACCAGGGCCTCGAATGCTTGCTCAGTACCCTCAACTATTTGATAGCGTCCCTTGTCGTCACTATTGTTAGTAACGATAGCTGCAATAGATCCGCTGGTATTAAAAGCAGCAGGTAATGCAAAGGTAGTCTTTCTGGTGGCAGAGTTATAGGTCATGGACCCAGATGCTACAGTCACGAAGTGATCAAGGTGAATATCAAATTCATCTTTGTCGCTGAGAATAGATGGCGTAGATGCTGAGGTTTGCAATGGCATCCGGGTCAACGTATTGTCATCATGAATGACGTAATAGTCATCATCAACAACAAAGTGATTTGCTATTGGACGACGTAGCCGCCACTTAAACCAAGCACCTTGAAGTCGTTCTTGAACCTGACCAAAGTATCTGAAGCCAATAACAATTTGAGTACCTACTTCCGCAAGGAAGACAAAGGAGTTTTCACGTGAGTTAGCAACAAGGTTTAGACCAGTACCCATCAACTTGGAGATAGGCTTGCTTTGCTCTACGACATCTGGCTCACCTTCTCTTCGGATGTTGACCATCTCGAAGAACTTACTGAACTTACCAGCGTTGTCTACAAAGGCAAGTGTTGTGCCTAATGAGATGGGAGATACTTCAGGATTATAGTTGTAAGTAGATAAGACATTAACCTTGGCTGTCTCAGGATTCAAAGCAGTATCGTCTGTTGTGAACAGGTACTGAGCATTACTGCTGAACAGTACAAGGCCAGTGTTCATCTCAATGCCATCAACCAATTCATTAGGACTAGACGAACTACAAGAAATATCAATACGGTCAACGCCTGAGAATGTAAGAGCTGTCCTGTTCCAGAAGTTACCAAGGTCACCAGGCTGGCTGAGGATAATGTTTGATCCACTCAATAAGACCAGGCGATCTCTATGAAATAAAGCCTGGTTAATTTTTTTGCCAACAAATGATGGCTTCTTATTAGTATTTTCGTCTCCTACCTCACGTTGTGCCCACGTATAAGTTCCTAAGGTCATGGTGGTAGCACCAGTCCTCTGCAGGATGTAAGGCAAAGTCGTTGCATCGAAGGTTGTCTCGATACCTGGTCCTACACATTCCTCCCAAACACCAGGGCCATCACCACTACTACCAGTAAATTTCAAGTAGTAGTCATCTTCAGTCAGCTGTGCAGAGTTGGTAACTTTAACGATGTAACCATCTTTGCATTGTGTAGGCAGTTTGGAAACATCATTAACAGTGTCTTGAGTGATCTGAAAAAGATCACTTTCTAAAGCTTCGATATTAAATGGAGAGCTGTGTGTCAGGTAGATACCACTACCAATAATAGTAGCTGTAACTCCAGTTATCTCAGAGACAATAGAGTTCAGTACACCAGCTACAGAAGTACTAGTCTCAGCTTCAATGTCTACAGGGACAGGACGAACACGACTTAGGTTACCTTTATAAGAAGCAGATACTTCTTTAGTAACAGTAACCGTATAGTCCTCACCTTCAACTACAACTGTAAAAGTTGGCAACGATGATGTGTAAGAACCACCATGCAGCAGATCAACACGCAAATTATATTGAGCACTGTACCTTGCATTAGGAGGATTACTATCGTAACCAGATACAAAAGGTTGACCAGCAACAGTTACACGAACAGCGATACCAGTTGCAGGATCAACATGCACTTTTGATCCAGTGTATCTGCAATCTTCTTCATCATCAACATTATTATTAAACGGACCAGTGACTTTGACAGTAGTAGCTGACCGCTCTAAAGCTGTAGTTGTATTACTGTAAATATTCAATCCATACTGACGACGCGGTTGAATCAGCTTTAGCTCAACATAAGCAGAATGTGTGTCTGGCTTTGAACCACCAACAGCTGTAGTCATAGCAACCGTCTTGGTTCTATTTACAAGAAAGGTGGTGTCATTAATGGTAAGAGCCTGTATTTCTCCGTCGTTACTATGAGCCAAGTATGTAGATGGACTGTTGCTACCAGTGATGCTCATCTCTACGCCATCACTGCAGCGCCACACACGTGTGGTTCCATCTCTAGCTACCTGTCCTACATATGATCCTTCATTTTCATCACGGTAATAGTTAAACCAGCAACCATCAGCCTGCACGTTTGACAACGTAGCTACAAATTGAGAGCCTGGTCGTTTCATCAAACCTTCAGTAAGGTCAGGCACAACATTCACAGCGTTCCTGACTTGACCAGGTAGTTTCTGATCGTCGGGTTGTTCTGAAATACCTAGTACAAAGTTTGGAATCTTTTGTGTAATGCTTGCCATCAGCGCCTCAATACATGGAAGGGTTGGTAGGTTTGGTAATATGTATCACTTGGGAATCCCATAAAGTTATGGTCACCTTGGTTACATTCATATTCAATACAGGCTGCACGTGTCATGCCTTCCTGCTGTTGTAGAAGTTGTACAAGTTGTGGATTAGATACCAACTGTGTAGCTGCACGTGATGCAGCACGGGCTGCAATATATCTTTGGAAGACAGAAGGTATATCAGCGAAGTCATAAATACGAACTATATCAACTTCGATCGGTTGAGTGAATACATCTGTGTGACGTACCTTGTCGTATAGACGACCCTTACGTAGGACGACATTTGTACTTCGGTCAGTTTGACCTCCGCTGATATCTAACCTCAGAGTGTCACTAGGTACATAGATGTATCCATCTTGATCAGGCGACAACGGCAGGTTTTCTTCACGGTTATAAACCCATCCCTCATTCTGTACATCGACCATAGCTTCACGGAAGATGTTATAAACAAATGAGATCTCAGGGTTCTCTGTATTCAATTGAGTAACAGGCGCTTGTCCGATGCTCCCCAAGATTGAGTTCACAGCGGATAGTTCGGTATCGGTGCCAATAGTTGAGGACATAAGAATAAAAAAAAGGGACCCCGAAGGATCCCTAGGAAAGAATAAATATCAGAATTCAGAAGGTGCAGTACCACCAACATACAGTTCAACTGCTGCAGCAGGATTCAGATAATCGCAACCACAAGCCAAACGTCCGAGCATAACGTCACCCTGGTAGATGACAGAAACGTCGCCGGAAGTTACTTGTACTTGGGGTCCGATTGACTCGACCATACCAGCAGCTTCGCGTTGGAAGATCAGGCCAGCAGACTTGGCACCGAACTCAGAAGCGGTTCCATAGTCGTTGTTAATGCCAGCTTGAGCACTCGAAGCGTCTTCCAGGTCAGGACCAATGAAGTCACCCAGGTTGCCAGGTGAAGTCTGTCCAGTGGAGCCGCCATACTTAACGCCGTACTTGCCAAGGAACGGAATGTTCATTGACTTGTAGATCTTGATTCCAGCAATCTCAATGATGCCTTGACCAGACTGCAGAGTAGAGCCTTGGGAATCACGGTTCACCAGGCCGTTACTGCCAACAGCTTGGATCAGTTCGTAGTACTGGCGTGGGTTGAGTACAGCCACACGTCCGTCGCCACTGACTCCCTTTTCGTCCATCGCAGCAGCAGCGTCATAGAAGGCTGCTACCAGGGCGGTAGAGGAGTAAGCATCAGATTCGTTGGAGGAAGAACCCACACGGATTTGAGTACCGCCCGGTTCTGCATAGTTAGTTGCATTAACAGGAGCAGCTTTACGAGCACCACGTGCAATTGCACGGAAGATCAGACGGTCATACTTTTCTGCAAGAGCGAAGCCGATTTTGCGAGAAATTTCTGAGCGAAGATCGTAGTGCGAAAGTACCTCATCGAGTTCGTATACGAAGGCTGAACTAATAAGCAGATCATCTACGGTGATGGTCTTCTCTGCAACGGGCGGTGCGCCGTCGCTGTTACCCAAGATTGGATTTCCAGGAGTATGGTACTCAGCCTGGGTACGACCAGTGTAGATAAACTGAAGAGATTTGCCGTTCTTCAGAGTACGCTTCATAATCATATCGCGAGCGATAGTGTTATGTTGGAACCCTTTGAACATCTCACCGCTGAACAGCTTTAGGTAAAGAGCCCTAC